CTGCACGCCGCTCTTCCGATCTGGTGTATGTAAAGTCGGAACTCGACAGTACAAGGAAAATAATTATAACGAAGTCAAATCTATGCTCTATCCTGAAGATGTGGATTATACAAAAGTATTGAATCAACAACCAGGGCAAGCTACGCAAGTAAGCTACCAGCAACCGAATTTTGCGCAACAACCGCAAGGACAAGCTGGATACCAAGCTGGGCAATTCTAGGAGGTAAGGGATGCAATTAAGACCTTATCAACAGGAAGCACGGGAAGCTGTTCAAGCTGAATGGGCTAAAGGTCGCAAGCGCACGCTCTTAGTACTGCCGACAGGATGTGGAAAAACTATTGTTTTTTCCAAAATTATCGAAGATCAAGTGAGAGAGGGCAAGCGTGTACTTGTCCTTGCTCATAGGTCTGAATTGTTAGAGCAGGCTAGCGACAAGCTCAAGACTGCGACCGGGCTTGGTACAGCACTAGAGAAAGCTGAGAATACCTCTATCGGTTCTTGGTACCGAGTAGTCGTTGGCTCAGTCCAGACCATGCAGAGAGAAAAACGATTACGACAGTTTCCGCCCGACTGGTTTGATACGATTGTAGTTGACGAAGCACACCATGCTATATCAGATGGTTACCAGCGTGTGCTTGGCTATTTTGATAAGTCGGATGTATTAGGGGTTACTGCCACACCAGACCGTGGAGATATGAAGAATCTCGGTTCTTACTTCGATAGTCTTGCTTACGAATATTCGTTGGTACAAGCTATCAAAGAAGGCTACTTATCTAAAATCAAGGCTTTGACAATTCCGCTCAGCTTAGACTTAACAAATGTCAGCATGTCAGCGGGTGATTTCAAAGCGAGCGATGTCGGGACGGCACTAGACCCATATCTGGAACAGATAGCAGATGAAATGGTCAAGCAATGTGCTGACCGTAAGACAGTCGTATTCTTACCACTAGTGAAGACCTCGCAGAAGTTTCGAGACATCCTAAACACAAAAGGTTTTCACGCTGCTGAAGTCAATGGAGAGTCCAAGGATCGTGCAGAAATTTTAGAAGATTTTGAGAAGGATCGCTACAATGTCTTATGCAATTCCATGCTTTTAACAGAGGGCTGGGATTGTCCATCAGTTGATTGCGTAGTTGTGCTAAGACCTACTAAGGTGCGAGCGCTCTATTCTCAAATGGTGGGGCGTGGGACTCGCTTGCATCCAGGAAAGGAAGAATTGCTCTTGCTAGACTTCCTCTGGCACACTGAACGCCACGAGCTATGTCGTCCGGCTCACCTAATTTGCGAAACTCCAGAAGTCGCTCAGAAAATGGTTGAGAACATGGAAGAGCAAACTGGTGTAATGCTTGACCTCGAAGATATGGAAGTCAAGGCAACCGAGGACGTAGTCGCTCAACGTGAGGAGGCTTTAGCAAAACAATTGGAAGAAATGCGCAAGCGTAAACGCAAGTTAGTGGATCCATTGCAATTTGAAATGTCTATCCATGCTGAAGACTTGTCGAACTATGTGCCCAATTTTGGATGGGAAATGGCGCCTGCTAGTGACAAGCAAATTAAAGCGCTTGAGAAATACGGTATACTTCCTGATGAAATCGGGAATGCTGGAAAGGCTGCTTTATATTTAGACAGATTGCACAAACGACAATCCGAAGGATTGACGACACCGAAACAAATTCGCTTTCTGGAAGGTCGTGGCTTCAAAGATGTGGGCATGTGGCAATTTGACCACGCCAGAAACATGATTGATCGCATTGCGGCCAACGGTTGGCGATTGCCAGCAGGCGTGCGACCAGCTGAATATGTACCGGGGTGATGTATGAAATTTTTAGATTTATTTTCAGGTATCGGAGGATTTCGTCTTGGAATGGAGTCAGCTGGTCACGAATGTATTGGTTTCTGCGAAATAGACAAATTTGCAAGAGCTAGTTATAAAGCCATGCACAACACGAAGGGAGAAATAGAACTACATGACATCACAGCAGTATCAGACGAGTTTATTCGAGGAATCGGACCTGTGGACATTATCTGTGGAGGATTTCCGTGTCAAGCTTTCTCTATTGCAGGAGCAAGACGAGGATTTGAGGATACAAGAGGAACTCTCTTCTTTGAAATTGCAAGGTTCGCATCTATTCTCAAACCTAGATATCTATTCCTTGAGAACGTCAAGGGGCTCCTCAATCATGATCGAGGAAATACCTTCGAGGCCATCCTCTCAGCGTTGGATGAACTGGGGTACGATGTGGAATGGCAATTGCTTAACAGCAAGAATTTTGGAGTCCCCCAAAATCGGGAGCGTGTGTTCATTATCGGACATCTTAGAGGAGAACGTACCAGAAACGTTTTTCCTATCAGTGGAGAAAGTCAGTCAACTAGTAGCCAATCAGTCGTGAAAATAGGGAACGTTAACCCATCAGGAAATGGTATGAATGGCGGAGTGTATAACAGTCAAGGTTTAGCTCCAACATTAACCACGAATAAAGGCGAGGGGTTAAAGGTTGCTATACCAGTATTGACTCCAAATAGGGTTAATAAGAGGCAGAATGGCAGAAGGTTCAAAACAGATGGAGAACCAATGTTCACACTGACTGGACAGGATAGACATGGTGTTGTAGTTAAAAACGAAATAAAACAATTCGGAGTTATCCAACCAAACTTCAATCAAAGTGGTGTTGTTTACGAAACAGACGGCATCGCACCAACTATCAGAGCCTATCAAGGCGGAGGTCTTGAACCTAAAATCAGAGTCAAAGAAGCAACCTCGCAAGGATATGCTGAAGCAAAAATTGGCGATAGCGTAAACTTGTCACATCCAAACTCAAAAACTAGACGAGGGAGAGTTGGGAAGCAGATAGCAAATACTTTATTGACTGGAGAAAGTCAAGGAGTAATTGAGCCTGATTTTAGAATTAGAAAACTAACACCTCGTGAATGTTGGAGATTGCAAGGATTCCCAGACTGGGCTTTTGACAAAGCGCAAGAGGTCAACTCGAACAGTCAATTATACAAGCAAGCAGGAAACAGTGTGACAGTCAATGTCATTGCTGCTATCGCAAAAGAATTGAAATAAAAGGAAGTAAAAAATGCTAAATAAAATCGACATACCAGGAACAGATATCACACTTGAAATCGTGGACAAGACCATCACGATCACCAATAAAATTGAATATGATATGCAGATGCATTTTAGAAATACAGATGCAGATGCTTCTCTTGATACAAGTGGCGACGTGTTTGAGCCTCTCTACTGGTTAGATATTAAGGCGACACCGAAAATGCCGACAGAGTATCATACGAGCCTTGGAATCAAGAGAGAAAAGCGCCACTTGGCCGAACTTCAGAAGTTCTTTGAGTTTATTGAGAGTAATAAACGAAACCTATTTGATCTCTGTGGATTCAAGGGAGAGCTGCAATGAAATCTCTGACATTATCGTTAGACATTTCAACTACTGCGACAGGATGGGCCGTATTTCACGGCTCTGACCTTGTCCAGAGTGGTGTCTTAAAGCATAAAAGCAAATCATTCTTTGAACGTGGGCGCTTCATGGCTAGCGAACTGCGAGCGATTCAATCGAGAGCGCTCCAGAAACACGACTGCCATTTTGAATCGATTGTGGTCGAGAAGAATTCGGTCATGGGACCAAATCAGCAGTCTATGATTAGCATCGGAATTGTGACAGGTATCATCCTTGGTCGACTGATTGCTGACAATGTGTACTTCGTGAACGTGTCGACCTGGCGCAAGTACTGGAAGTTTAGTTACAAGGACCGAAGTAAAAAATCAATGAAGCTGCAGGCCGTTGCTAAGGTTGCGGATAAATTCGACCTGAACGTTAAAGACGATGAAGCTGACGCTATCCTGATTGGTTCATATTTTGTAAACCATGGCCAAGAATTTGGAAATCTGGAAAACCACAAGGTAAGTTGAGGAGTTAGAAGATGAATGAAAAACAAATAACAGAATTAATCGAAAGAATGCGTGAACTTGGACATATTTACTCTTATCAAGGCGCAAAAAACCTTATCCGAGAATACGAGAAGTTAAACAAACCAGAAAAAGTCAAAGTTCCGCAGTTTGTGGCGGATTATATCGAGGAAAGTAGATTGAAAGGTTGGGACTTACTGGCTTCGATGTGCTTTGTAGTTTCTGCAAAAAACAAAAAAACTACAAAGTGGTTTTATTTAGGCGAAAATAAAAACATATTCGCACTTGCTTGGATTTTCGGCTACGATGTCGAGGAAGAGAAGCGGTATTTGGTGAAGATGAAAGATGTTGAGATTAATTTTAATTTTTTAAATCGTCACAGAAACGAGAACTACTGGATATTTTCAAGCAAAGACGAACATATTTTATATCAAACACATCACACCCGTAAAGAATTAGAAGAAGCTGGATTCGGATGGGTGTTCAACTGTGAAGGGATTGAGATTGAGGAGGTTGTGGGATGAGTTATGATTTGGAAATCTTAGCGAAAATAGAAAACGTAGATTATATTCGTATCGCTGAACCTAAATATAGTTCTCCGACCTACAATCTCGGGAAG